GATCAAGACTTAAATGTTGAGTGCAGCCCTTTGGATGTGGAACCGTTGGTCCCCTTAGTACTGTCCAGAGCTCTATGGTGGGAGAGTGCCCCCCTTGCGTTGTTCCTGATGCAAAAGTGCAAAAAGAACGATTAACTGAATGTGCCCTTGCACTAGTTGATGTTTTTGTAGGTTTCGGATTTAAATCTGATAATTATAGTGTGAAGCCTACTGTTGATTTTTGGTTTAAATGTTTATCATCTGATTGTAATTGGATGTCATTGATGAAGTGGTTAACTAATGGGTTTTTTGCCTATTGGGTTAACTATGTATTTGATGACTTCATTGATGATCAGCCCCCTGTCCCCGTTCCGACAGGTATGATGAACACTTTTACGCCTATTGCTGTCCTTGGTGGTAAAGCCTATAGATATTTTAATTTGTTTTGGAAAATATCTTCCCCTATGGAACGTATGGAATTTCTTAATAGTATTAAATATATTAAGAAGGGATTCCCTCGTCCGGATGAGAAGATTTCTGCTAAATCTTTATTGAAAACTTTTAAAGCTCTTACTACTCGACGTACCATACCTACTGTCTCTTGGGTACATATCAATGAAAGTGAATATCCTTTGGATGTTAACTTAGATTGTTCTGTATCTTCTCTTATTAATGAGTGTCAATTAACAACTTTTGAGTTGTTGAGAGATAAAGACGGTGGCTATAAAAGCATGAAATATGAGGATTTTATTTCTCCTTATATGACAAGTTTTTCTAGCTCGTATAATAATACTAGAAGTATGTTAGGTACTTTTGGACATTTAATGCAATTAGGTTTAATCAACGACCACAGTGAAATTCCTATAGATGTTGTTCGTTCAGATGAGAACAACGAATATAAGGAATCTTCTATTCCTACAATACAACTGGATACTGAACCTTTAAAGAAACTATTTCAAAACTTATGGTTTCGTGCACTTAAGTTAGCAACGACAGAGGAATCTGTTGCTGTTTTAGTGGCACTACAAGAGGCTTTAAAAGTTCGTGTAATCTCCAAAGGTCCTCCCTTAATCTACTTTATACTAAAACCTGTACAAAAATTTGTATGGGGTATATTGAAAGAACACCCAACACTTAAACTCATAGGTCAACCGATTGATGCCTTATCTCCCCTTTTAAATAAGTTTTTAAAACTTAAAGGTGATGAAAGATATCTTTCTGTTGACTATGAAGCTGCAACTGATAATATCCATCCGGAATTATCACGGGCAGTTGTTGAAGCGTTGTGCGGTACTTTAAATTTACCTAAAGCATTAGCCCCCTTAATGTTAAAAGCTATGACTGATCACAAAATGCAATTGCCACAGGGTAATACATTTTTGGATGAGTTATTGGCTCAAGAGGTAGATAAAAAAGAATTAATGGAAAGAACTGACCAGGAATGGGGACAATTAATGGGTTCAATTGTCTCATTTGTTGTATTGTGTATTATAAATTTGTCTATAATGCGTCAAGCATATTGTATAGATAAGAAGAGAAATTTTCCTCTTCACCGTGTGCCTGTCCTTGTTAACGGGGACGATGCACTGATCAAGATTGGTATTATTGGAAAAACTGCTTGGGAAAACTTAGCTCTTATGGCTGGCTTGAAACCATCCGTAGGGAAAGTGTTTTACTCTAAACAGTTCTTTAATATCAATTCCACTGACTTTTTAAAGGTTGGTGAAAAACTTGAAAAGGTGAAATACATAAACTTAGGTTTAATGTATGGAGTTAGTCGTTCTGGTGTTTCAACATCTGTTTTGGATGCCATTGGAACAACTGACTATAAGGGTAGTGTCTCCTCTCTTTCTTCTAAATTTGGTATGTTAATTGATATGGCTCCTGTTAAATTGGAATCATATGTAAGAAAGAAATTTATAAATAAGCATTATGAGAAGCTTAAAGCTTCCCGTCTACCTTGGTATGTACCTGCCTGTTACGGTGGTATAGGACTTCGTCCTCAATTTCATCTCGTTGGTGATTCAGATGATATTGATTCCTTAAAAATAGTATACGATGAAGGTCCATCCGAAATCGATCGTAAGATCGTTCGTGCGATGGTAAATAACTGGTTTCCTTCAAAAGATTCAGGTAAATTACATACCCTGAAAGATATTTCGCTTCTTAATATACATGAAGCTGCTATGACTTTACTTCCTAAGTTAAGCAAAGAGTTTATTATGGCTGCAGATGACACTGGATCATCTGCTACTCAGAATTTCTTTAAATATCTATATCTTTACGTATTGTACTTTATGCCTAGTAAAGTGGTTTCTCCTTATTTCACTGAGAATATTACCACTGGAAAGTACTCTGTAGACAATGCTATGATTGAACAGCAACAGTATGTTGCTCTCAATGCGAATAGAAAAATGTGGGATTATTATTATAAACATCAACATTTATTCAGTAGACTAACCCCTTTCGATTTCCTGCTCGAAAGGCGTCAACGGTTAGTCGGTAACTTTATGATCGTTTAGCACAACCATAGTATGCTGTTTTCACACACAGCGTAGTTTGGCATTGTAGACTATATCACTTCTTTATTATTGTGTTTCCACTAATAATAACCGTGATGATACTAGCTATTGAAGCTTTATCCATGTAATATAACAGTCACCTTGAATAAGTGACAGATCAAATTGATCGATTAATTTATAATTAATCAATCGTTATATTACTGGTCGGATAAAACCCTAAGTAGCCCTAGTTCTCTACAATGTTG